CAACAACAGTTTACTGCGGAACAAATTGCCGCAATGTCGGTTACCGAATACGCAAAATACCGCGGGAAGTTGCTAGGTAAATCTGCATCTGACCGTGGCAAGGGAATCTTCGGGTAAGAAGTTACCTAACCAATCAAATCTAACTAAGGAGTAATACCGACATGGCATCAGCCGTAACAGGTACCGGCAATTTAGCCGCAGCACCTACAGCATACTCTGGCTCCAATAGCCAGCTAACACAAGCAATTCAGACCATCTGGTCAAAGGAAATCCTTTTCCAGTCAATGCCAATCCTTCGCTTCGAGCAGTTCGCTGTTAAGAAGACTGAACTTGGAGTTGCACCTGGTCTTCAGATTAACTTTATGCGTTACAACAACCTCGGCTTCGCGGGTTCACTCGTTGAAGGCGTTCGTATGTCAACAAACGCACTAACAGCACAGCAATTCTCAATCACAGTTGCAGAGCATGGCTATGCAATTGCTGTATCTGAGCTTCTGCTTAATGCTTCATTCGATGACGTAATGGCTTCAGCTTCACGTCTTCTTGGTCGTAACATGGCTCTCTACCTTGATGGCCAGGCACGCGACACACTTATGGCAGCATCTTCAGTTATTTACGGCTATGACCGCTCAGGTCTTTCAGCTGCAAACGACTGGTACGGAACAGGTACCGCTGGTACAAACCGTGCATCTCTAACAGGTGAGTTTGCGCTATCTACAGCAACCGTTAAGGACGCAGTAGAAACTCTCGCAACAAAGAACATCCCTCGCCTTGGTGAGACATATGTTGCTTTCGTTCACCCACACCAGAGCCGTAAGCTTCGTGACAACCCAGAGTTCATCGAAGTTACAAAGTACGCTGCTCCAGGAAACTTCATGCTCGGTGAAATCGGTCGTTTGTACGACACAGTATTCATCGAAACAACACAGATCGAAAAGGTTGTAGGCGGAGCTGGCTCAGGCTACTCAGCTGACTCAGCTGTTTCACCAATCGTTTACCCAACTGGTGGAGGATACACATCTCCAGCAACAAAGACAGGTAACGGCGCTAAGGATCGCTACACAGCAATCTTTATTGGTGACAACGCATTCGGTCACGCAATCTCTCTTCCAGTTGAGCTCCGCGATGGCGGTATCCTTGACTTCGGTCGTGAGCACGCACTTGCTTGGTACGCTATCTACGGTCTTGGTCTAATCACTGATCAGTCTGTAGTATTGGCAGAAACCAACTAATTTAATCAGAGTGGGGGCGGGACTTGAAACCCGCCCCCAACACAAACAATAGGAGAATAATAATCGTGTCAAAAGCAAAAGTAACAGACGTCACAGGACGTCAACGCGAAGAGCAGATTAAGGCTCACGCAGAAGAGCTTGCACAACGTGCAGGAGAAATGTCAATGGCTACTGCAGACGCTGCAGCAAAGCTAGAAACAGAAGTTTTGGACTTAACTGTTCCAAATAAAGCAACCGTTATTGATGAGGTTGAAACCGTAGGCGTAAGTCTTGCAGACGATACACAGGTTATTCGTGTCGCTGAAGACCTAGATTTTGTAACTATCGGCGTAGGAAATCATTTTTCCTTTAAGGCCGGACAGAAGTACAAGGTAGCAAAGCATGTTGCTCAGCACTTGCAAGAAAAGGGTTACCTGTACGAAAGGCTCTAATAAGCCTATTATCTAGATCGCCCTCGTAGACGACCGCCCTCCTGTCTACGAGGGCCCTTAACGTTTGTCCTGACTTATAACGGTAATCACGAGATTATATTGCTACACCAATTACCGGAGGATAACAGTGGCAACACTTGAAATGCTTTCTACTCGCCTTCGAAATGAGCTTGGCGATATGGGTCGTACCTTTGAGGAGACCTTCTCTGGTGACGGGTCTACAAAAAGATACCAACTAACCACTGCCCCAGTTAAGGGAGCGACTCTTGTAGTTAAGGTGGGTGCAACTAACGTATCTAGTACAACCTCTGTAGAAGAGCAAACTGGCATGGTGGTACTGGCAGTAGCCCCAGTCCAAGACGCAGTAATCACTATTACTGGAACCACATATAAATACTTTACCGACGCTGAGATTGAGTATTACATCAATACGGCTTTTGCGGAGCATGCTAGAACTACTACAGACTCTAATGGTAGTAAAGCTACTTTGCTATCTCTTCCAGGAATTGATGAGTATCCCCTAGTAATTCTTGCATCTACTATGGCGCTATATACCCTAGCTACAGATGCTTCTTTTGACATTGATATTATCTCTCCAGATGGCGTGTCTATTCCGCGATCTGAACGTTTTCGTCAGTTATCCGAAATTATTAACTCCCGTAAAGAACAATACCGCGAGATATGTAACTTACTTGGTATTGGTTTGCACAAGATTGAAGTGTTTAACCTTCGTCGCATTAGCCGCCTTACAAATAAGCTTGTTCCTATTTACCGACCTCAAGAGATTGATGATTCGTCTCTACCACAAAGAGTGCGACTATCTATCCCTACATACGGAGATATCACTCCAGAAAATGACGTAGTTCATAAAGACTTGTCTATGTACTCCGGAGACGACTTCAGCATTAAACTTAAGTTCTCACTTAACCTTGCTGGGTACACTCCAAAAGCAGAAATTAGATTGTTCCACACTGGTGGCCGTGCACAGGTAGGTCCAGTAATTGTAGGAACATTTACAGTTACAAAGTTGCAATCAGTCGCTGGTGGAATTTACGACATTGTCCAGCTTAGCTTGCCAGGATCCGTAACTTCTGCACTACCACGCACTGCTTACTACGATATTCAACTAACAGATAACGCAACAAGCAAAGTTCGTACGTATATGGCAGGAAAAGTCTTTACAGAAGAGCAGGTAACACTGTAATGGCTGATCCAGAGATCATTGAGATAATTGAACAACCAACAACAATAATTACTTTTGGTGCAGATTCTGTAGGAGGTCTTGGACCTACTGGACCACAAGGACCTTCTGGCCCAACTGGCGCATCAGGATCAACCGGCCCCACAGGTGCTACTGGTGCAGTTGGAGCTACCGGCGCAACAGGCCCCACAGGTGCCACAGGAGCGACAGGCGCAGCAAGTAACGTAACTGGACCAACGGGGCCTACAGGTGCAACAGGTTTATCTGGAACCGCTGGTTCTACAGGACCTACAGGTCCTTCAGGTGCTATTGGTTCTACTGGCCCAGTCGGTGCTACTGGAGCAACAGGTGCTCAAGGTATTCAAGGAGTAACTGGTCCAACCGGCGCTACTGGAGCAACCGGCCCTGTTGGAACATCAATTCATCTTCGTGGAACAGTTGCTAATACTTTTGATCTTCCATCTACAGGTAACTCAATTAACGATGCGTTTATTGTTTCTGCAAATGGAGACTTGTATGTTTGGAGCGACACTGATCCACGTTCTTGGGTAAATGTTGGTGACATTGTTGGCCCTGTCGGTCCAACTGGTCCAACAGGAGCAGCAAGCACAATTACCGGACCAACTGGTGCGGCGGGTGCAACCGGAGCTGCGGGTGCAACAGGTGCAACAGGACCAACAGGAGCTACTGGTTTAACAGGTGCTACGGGAGCTACAGGTCCTACAGGAGCGCCAGGATCAAATTCAAATGTACCAGGACCAACCGGCCCTACTGGTGCCGCAAGCACTGAGCCAGGCCCTACAGGAGCCACTGGTGCTACAGGTCCCACAGGAGCAACAGGAGCGACAGGAGCGACAGGTGCAGCGAGCACAGTTACTGGACCTACGGGTCCTACAGGAAGCACAGGATTACAAGGAGCGACTGGACCAACTGGATCTACCGGAAATGTGGGAGCAACTGGACCAACTGGTGCCACCGGGTCTACAGGATTAACTGGAGAAACAGGGCCAACAGGTGCCACAGGTAGTGCTGGTCCAACTGGGTCACAAGGCCCTACCGGTGCAACAGGCTCTACAGGCCTTACAGGAGCTACTGGCCCAACCGGACCAACGGGTGCTACTGGTTTAACTGGCCCTACTGGAGCTACCGGTGCAACGGGTGCGTCTGGTCAGTCTTCAAGCGTATATGCGTACAACGCTCACACTGGTATTACTGGAACCCCTACCTCTGGACAATTACAGTGGAATAATTTAACGCAGGTTAACTCAACAACAATCTCTGTAAGTCACCTTACAAGAGACAGTGTAGACATTGATGTTTTCCTAGCTATTTTAAAGCTGAACGACCACGTTATTGTTCAAGATCAAAATGATTCATCAAACTACCAGAAGTGGACAGTCTCTGGAACTCCTACCATTGTCGATAACTCTTACGTATCTTTCCCCGTAACACTTGACGCATCAGCTGGAACTGGCACTACAAACTTTGCTAATGGCCACGATATTGTACTCGTAGTAATTAGCGCAGGAACTCCAGGACCTACAGGTCCGACAGGCCCAGCTGTAACCGGCCCTACTGGACCTCTTGGCCCAACAGGGCCACTAGGTAATTTTGCTTACTCTACACTGCCTACAGCACCAGCTGCAGGTGATGCCTGGTTTGACCCAGAAACTGGTAAGGCTTTCATCTATTATGACAGCTACTGGGTAGAAGTAGGTGCAGCTCCTGCCGGACCAACAGGCCCAACTGGAGCAGCAGGTACCGCAGGAGCTACAGGCCCTACAGGCCCGCAAGGATTACTAGGACCAACTGGTCCCGCAGGTCAAGGCGGAGGCAGTGCAGACTTAGCAACGACATGGTGGTTAGGATTTTAAATGGCAGCAATTGAACGCTTAGGCGTAACTAAACTATCTACTGATGTAGCTTACGGTTCTAGTGGAACTACAGTATTTACAGCAAATGATAAGTACTTGATTTCAGTAATTGCTGTAAACACAGTCTCTACCGATGGTCGCATATTTGTGTATGTAGTCCCTTCAGGAGCTTCAGTAGATGGTTACGGAGTTATTGCGTACGCATTGCCAGTATCTGGATTTAACGGGTATGAGACTTTTAGATTTGGTGTTAACGACACCGACGTTGTAAAGGTTGCTGGCTCTGCCGGTATGGCTTTCTACGTTCAAGGTATAGACCAAGTAACGGTTTAAGGAGACTAAGTGCCAGGCTTTGCAGATCCGTCGGACCTCTCATCAGCAACCGTAATAGGTTATGATTCTAGAGACACCCTACCCCTAGCTAGTGCTATTGGTGGGTACCCAACTATTGAAGAAATTGGGGATAAAACCTTTTATGGGTGGAAACTAAACCCAACAACAGGGCGCCTCACAGTAACCAAAATTGATTCTGACGATGGATCTGTAGTTGACCTACCCAAAGACAATATTTTAAGAGATAATGACTACAAAGTATGGGTCTGGACTACAAGCTTGATAAAGCTCTCGTGGAACACTGACCATCTAAATATGGAGGTAAATTAATGGCGCAGATTATTGACCTGGGCAAACTTAGATTTGTATATAAGGGTGCTTATTCTGGTTCAACAACCTACGAGCTAAACGATGTAGTCCGCTATGGCGGTAACCTCTATGTTTACAAGTACTCGTTAGAGACAAGCGCAAACCTACCTACTAACGCTACTTACTGGGATTTGATGCTTGAAGGCTTTGACTTCAAAGGTAACTTCAGCACATCTACCGCTTACAAAATTGGCGATGTAATTTCTTACGGTGGTAAGGCATATATTGCAATCGCAGATTCAACTAACCAGACACCTCCAAACGCTACTTACTGGACAACTATTGTTGACGGTATTCAGTACGAAGGTGAATACTCTGGCAGTACCCCTTATCAACCAAATGACGTAGTTAGCTACGGTGGTTCAGCATACATTGCTACAGTAGCTACAACAGGTAACGCCCCAACAGACACCTCTTATTGGAATCTTTTTGTAGATGGTGCTTTCCCAGACCAAACTAACAAGGGAACATACCTCCTTACAACTAACGGCACCGCTACGTCTTGGACAGATGCGGCAACGCTTACCACTCTTGCAACCCGCTCAGACATCACTGTTGGTGGCGACGTACTTGCTCAGGGAAGCGTTGAAGTTTCTGGCCGTCAAGTGTCTATTACTAATAAGTTAATTGCTTCAAATACCGCAACAGTAACCACTTCTGCTAAGCACTACTTTGACATTGGTGACACGGTTACCGTAGCTGGCGTAGGTGCTGGTTGGAATGGAACTAACATTCTTACTGGTGTAACAGATACCACCTTTAGTTTCTTTACATCAGCAGCAGACTCTTCATCTGCAGCGGTGTCTCCAGCCGGAACAGGAACCGTAGTCGGACACATTGTTGACGGCGGAAACTTATCAGTAGCTGGTTCTACAACTCTTACAGGTCTTTTAAACGCTAATGGCGGAATTGCTGTCGACACAAACAAGTTCACAGTAGACGGTGCTACAGGAGAGACTGTAGTAGACGCTGACTTCCACGTTGAAGGTGTTCCTTACAACGGTGCTGGGGCAGTAGCTATTGCTGAGGCCAATGGTGCTAACGTAAAAGCAACTTCATTTAAGGCCCGTACCTCTGACGTAGCTACAATTACTACATCCGCTCCTCACAATTTTTATCCGTTCCAGTTTGTTAATGTTCAAATTGGTGACGCCTCCTTTGACGGCGAAGTTGAAATCATTGATACCCCTACAACAACTACGTTTACATACGCTAACGTAGGGACTAACCTAGCTTCAACAGCAGCGTCTGGTTCTGGAAAGCAAGTAAGCGCAGTAACTGGCTTTACTAACTTGATGGCCTTTACCGCAATTGATGCGGCAGATGACTACGCTCAGTTCTCAATCCAAAATACAGCCGCTGGAACTAACTCTTCAGCAGACTTCCAGGCATACCCAGACAACGGTACAGATTTCTCTGGCTACATTGACATGGGTATCACATCTTCAACCTTTGCTGACCCAGAATTTACAATCACTGGTCCAAACGATGGTTACATCTTTATGACAGCTCCTGTAGGCACTACTGGTAACGGTAACCTAATTCTTGCAACAGGTGGCTACGGAGCACAGAACAAAATTGTTTTTGCTGCCGGCGGTCTTGACTCTAACTCTACTCAGATGGTTATCACACCTGATACTTCTGTTCACATTGAAATTCCTACGCCCTCTACAGACGCAACAAGTGGTGCGCTTACTGTAGTTGGTGGTGTTGGTATCTCTGGCGACATGAACATCGCTGGTAATGTAAACATCATCGGTACTATTGCATTCGGTGGTTCAGGAACAACTGTTACAACAAATAACCTATCTGTTGGTGAACCTATGATCTTCTCTGGTGCTGGTAACCAGGCAGATATCATTGATGAAGGTCTAGTTGTTGAATATGCCAAGACAGTTTCAGCAATTACCAACACAGTAACTAACAAGGCTCTTACATCTAACGTAGCAACTCTAACTACAGGAACTGCACACACCTACCGTGTTGGTGACGTAGTAGTTGTTTCAAGCGTAGATGCAACCTTTAACGGTACCTACTCAATTGTTGCGGTCCCTACATCAACAACCTTTACTTACGCTAAGACAGCTGCTAACGTAACGTCTGCTGCAGTATCTCCAGTTGGTGGAACCTCTGTAGCGGCTCGTCGTGAGTTTGCGGGTGTGGTTCGTGACGCAACTGATGGCGTCTTTAAGGTGTTCACTGGAGCGGTTACTAAGCCATCTACAACAGTTAACTTCTCAGAAGCTGGCCTTACTTACGGAAACGTACAGGTAAACAACTCAACTGTTGGTGGAACACTTGCTGTTACAAGCACAGCTACTTTCTCTGGCGACGTAACAATTGCCGGTAACCTCAAGATTCAAGAAATGTCTGAGGACGTTATTGACGTAGCACTTTCTTCTAACGTTGCTTCTCTTGACTACTCTACAGGTAACATCTTCTGGATCACCTCAACGCCTTCTGCTGCTATGACTTGGAGCATTACTAACGCCCCAACAACTAACGGACGCACATTCTCCATTACTGGCTTTGTAACTCAAGGTGCAACTGGATACATCCCATCAACCCTAAACGTTAACGGCTCTTCAGCTACAATTAAGTGGTTCGGTGGAACTTCTCCTACTCCAACATCAACTTCTGGAAAGATTGATATCTTCAACTTCACTCTTATCCGCCGAGGCGATGCTTGGACAGCATTGGGTAACGCATCACTTAACTTCTAAGGAGCACTAGATGCCATTGTTTAGCAGCCAGCGCTCCGTTAACGGGGTGTTTAGCGCCCGCGTTAAATCAGGCGGTATAAAGCCCTACTTAACTCGCCAAGTAATTACTACGGGTTTTGTTGCTGGTGGGTACAAGGACTCTGTTGCGTGGCAAAATGTTAACTCGTTTGACTTTGCTACAGAGACCACTACTGGTCGTGGAAACATTCTTACTCACGCAGGCGGGTACATTGCCGGTGCTATGAACCGTACCTATAGCTACACAGTTGGATCTTCTGGTACAGGCTCTTCTGGCATGGCTGCATCTGGTGGAGTAAACAAGTGGAACCATAAAACATACGCAATGGTAACTACTCAGACCGCCCCAGCTACTATGAACGACCCAGAAACAGCTGTTGAGTACGACTTGCTAGGCACCGGTAAATTTGCATGGGTGCAAACAAACACTGCAAATATGAATAAGCTTGACATGACTACCGACACCTGGACAACGTCTATATCTACTGGGCTTTCAGCAGCTGGATCTGGAGTTGCCTCTTATTGGAACGAAACAGACGCTATTTTCTGGGCAGATACGACAGCAACCACAGCAGCTGATGGTCAGCGTAAATTTAACTTTGCTACAGTTACTGAAACAAACCCTGGAATTTCTTTATCTTCATTTGGAAATCAAAAAGGATTAGCTGGAAAAACAGGATACGGCTGGGCTGGTAACGAAGGCTCTTACAACGGAGGGTTCAGCATGCGTAGGTATAACTACGTAAATAACACAACCTCTGTTCAAGGAGTAAAACCAGTTGCTAACTCTGGAGAAGAAAACTACTTCACCGGTCAAGCTATAGGCGTGACATTAGGTACATACACTAACGCTGGACAAGTTTTAGACTCTGGCAAATATACCTACGCAACAGAGTCCGGAACACTGCTACCTTCAGGACAGTGGTACCGAGGAACACAGTCTGGTACAGGATCATCAGCTGGAGCAGCTATTGCAGGTGCATCATCGGGCTGCGGAACTTGGAGTGATTAATGCCTTTATTTAGTAGTCAACGATCAGTTAACGGTGTCTTTAGCGCACGTAAAAAGTCTGGTGGAGTACTTCCCTTCCTTACACGTCAAGTTATTACTACTGGCTATGTAGCCGCGGGGTATAAAGACGGAGTTGCGTGGCGTAATGTTAACGTTTTAAATCAAACTACAGACACCACTACAAACCTCGGTGACCTTCTTCAAGAAGCAGCTAACTACACAAAGGGCGCACAGACTAAAAATACAGCGTATGTGTTTGGTACTAATGGCACAGGTACTCAAGGCGTAGGAGCATTTACTAGCACATCTTGTTTTAACATGCGTAATAACACCACAATGACTAAGAACAACAGTATGAACTCAGGCACAACTGTCGGTGACGCCTCAACAATTCAATCTACTGGGCCAACTGGTGAGTACCTCTTTGCTTACGTTAACGGTAACAACACCGGCGCATTCAATCAAAAATTTAATATGACTACAGAAGCCTATGTTGGAACTATTGCCTCCTCTTTAACTCAAGGAACTTGCGGGGCGCACCAAGGAGAAAACACGGGCTATTGGTGGTCAGATGACAACGTAGGAAGAAAGTTTACTTTTGCTACAGAGACCGAAGCGGGTACCGGAGCTTCTCCAGGTTTCCACGGTCAACAAAAAGGACTCTCTGCTAAA